GCTGCAGTAGGTTCTATTTCTCCTGCGGATGTAGTTGGATTAACAGGACAAGTTATTAAAAGTGAGGTTAATTCTAACGGAGTAAATACCGGTGACACTACTGTATTTACTTTATCCTCTGTAACAATGAGTGCGGAAGTGGGTTCTATTTCTCCTGCCGATGTAGTAGGTATAAGTGGTGTAACTTTTGCAGCAGATGAAGGTGCAATAAGTCCAACAAATATGACAGTAGGATTGACAGGACAAACAATTACTGCTAGTTTAAACACCATAGGTTTCGGAACAATTGGTTATGTAGATGTTGACATTACAGGTAATACATCATATACAGACGTTAATCACGCAGCTTAATAGGAGAACAAAATTATGGCATCAACTTTTACAAACCTCGGCGTAGAGCTAATGGCAACTGGCGAAAACGCTGGTCAATGGGGAAACAAAACTAACGCAAATTTAAATCTTATAGAACAACTTACGGGTGGAGTTTTACAAGTTTCTACTGCTGGTGGTGCTGGTAATACACTTTTATCTGTTGCCGACGGTGCTTTAACAGGTACTGCCCAACAAAGAGTTATAGAATTAACAGGATCTATTACTGGAAACAGAGTAATACAGTTTCCTCTTCTTACAGAAAATTTTTACATTATTAAAAACGGAACAACTGGTGCATACACAGTACAATTAAAAGCTGTATCTGGTTCAGGTGCAACAGTTACTTTTTCAGCAACAGACAAAGGATATAAACTTATTTATCTTGATGGTGTTGCAACTAACACTGGTCTTTTTGAAGCTACTGTAGGGGCAACTGGAGATGTAACTCTTACAGGGACACAAACTTTAACAAACAAAACTTTAACTGCACCTAAGATTGGAACTTCAATTTTAGATACTAACGGAAACGAATTATTACTTTTAACAGCTACAGGTTCAGCGGTTAATGAATTAACTTTAGCAAATGCTTCAACAGGCAATGGACCAATTCTTTCAGCAACAGGTGAAACTAATGTTGATATAAATTTAAACCCTAAAGGAACAGGTGTACTTAAAAGTGCAACAGCTGCAGTTAAAATTGCAGGAACAGAGACTATGTGGATTCCATCTTCAGCTATGTATGGTGCAGAAACTAATGGTGCTGATGCACAACAAGTTGAAACAACAGCAACAAGACCTGATATGAAAGTATTAGATTTTGATGCAGGTACAGATGAGTTTGCACAATTTTCAGTAGCTTTCCCTAAATCATGGAATGAAGGTACAATTACTTATCAAGTATTCTGGGCACCGGCTTCAACAAACACAGGTAACTGTATTTTTGGTTTACAAGGTGTAGCAGTTGGCGATGGTGATACTATTGATATCGCTTATGGAACTGCAATAAATATTACAGATGCCGGTATAGGAACAGTTGAGGATCAACAAGTTTCTCCAGTAAGTAGTGCAGTTACAATTGCAGGTTCTCCTGCAGTTGATCAACAAACTTACTTTCAATTATTTAGAGATGCAAACGCAGGTGGGGATACATTTAGTGCCGACGCAAGAGTTCTAGGTATCAAAATATTCTTTACTACTGATGCAGCTAACGACGCATAAGGAATTCAGATATGAGAGATTTAAAAAATAAACTTACCTCAGGTAAGAACACAAAAAATATACAAGCCAGAAAAGGTAAATCTTTTGGTTATCAAGTCCTAGGATTTGGTGCTGGTGGTGGTCGTACAATTACACCTTTTATTATAGCAACCGGAGGGTCAATATCAACCAGTGGTGATTTTAAAACTCACATATTTACTGGTAATGCAACATTTTGTGTATCTAATGAAGGTAATGCCTGTGGTTCAAATGGAGTAGATTATTTAGTAGTAGCTGGTGGTGCAGCAGGTTCCGGTCGAGGTAACGGCGGTGGAGTTGGTGGAGGAGGAGCAGGTGGAATAAGAATAGGAACTGTTGGTCAACCCTCACCTTTATCACCATCACCTTTAGTAGCTCCAGGACACACACTTGCAGCACAAGGTTATCCTATAGTAGTTGGTAGTGGAGGACCATGTAGTACTGCTAACCCCGCATCAGAAAACGGTGACTCGGGTCAAAATTCTTCATTTTCAAGTTTTACAGCGGCAGGTGGCGGCGGTGGTTCAACTGCATCTCAAGCAGCTACTGCAGGCGGATCTGGTGGTGGCGGCGGTGAAGCTGGTAATGCTGGTGGAGCAGGCAATACACCTCCCGTTAGTCCAGCTCAAGGAAGTGCCGGTGGTGCAGGTAATAGTGCCAATAGTGGTGCTGGTGGTGGAGGATTTACGCAAACAGGTTCAAGCACACCTTCCGGTGCCGCCCCAAGTCCATTGGGACAAGGTGGTAATGGAATAAATGCTGGTCCTATATTTGGTACAGGAAACGGAGTTCCAGGAGGAAATTTTGGTGGCGGTGGTGGTGCATCACAAGGAAGTGGGCCCCCCGGTAAAGCAGGTGGTAGTGGAGGTGGAGGCACTGGAAGTGGAAACAATAGTGGTACAAGTGGTGATGCTAATACAGGCGGCGGTGGTGGAGGTGCTGGAGGTGGTCATTCTGGTACAAACGCAGGCGGTTCAGGTATAGTTATAATAAGGTACAAATTTCAATAGGAAAATAATTATGGCACATTTTGCAAAAATATCAGAAACAAACGAAGTACTAACAGTCAATGTTGTAAATGATTCAGACATACTTAATGCTGATGGAGTTGAAGATGAAACCGTTGGACAAACATATTTAGAAAAGCACAGTAATTGGCCTTCACATTTATGGATTCAAAGTTCGTATAATACATCACAAAATAAACATAACTCTGGTGATAACTCTAAAGCATTTAGAGGAAATCATGCAGGTATAGGTCATACTTGGGACGAAGATAATAATATTTTCTGGCGTAAAAAACCTTATGCATCTTGGGTAAAAAATACTACAACTGCAAGTTGGGATTCACCAATCGGTGATGCTCCAGCATTAACAGCTGAACAAAAAACTCAAAATACTTCAGCAGATGGAAATACTCCAGCTACTCATTCTTGGGGTTATGTTTGGAATGAAGCTAATACAACTTGGGACTTGACAGATAGCAAAGCATAAATTAAAAATGGTGGTGGTATGCAGAAGAAAGTTTTAACAGAACAAAGTTTATTTTATGGTGATGTCTCAATGCCTAAAGATTGGGAAATAGATAGAATTGAATTATCTCACCACATTTTACATTCTAGTTTAACTAATCAAGAATTACAGTTTTCAAAAACTTACGATAGGTTAAATACTTATATGAGAGACTTTATTGGTGTTAAACATAATATCAATTTAATTAACAAATCAATGTGGGGAAATATATATAAACCCAATGAGACAACAACTCCTTTATTAAATATTGATCCGGTAGATTTACGTAACTCTCCAGATTTTACTATGCTTTACGGTGTTAACGTTAAAAACTGTAGTGTTAAAATACACTATGATGACAATAGACGTAAGGGAAGAAGTTGGGATATAGAACTTACAGATAATATGTTTATAATGTTTCCATCAACTAATATGTATTACCTAACCAATAATCAGAAAGATAGTTTAAATTTCGTACAAACTATTACCTATGACTATATCTAATTACTACTGGTATTTTAAATCAGCGGTACCACCAAAAATATGTGATGACATTATAAAGCATGGATTGTCACAAGCAGAAACTATGGCAAGAACGGGTGGCTATGGAGACAAAGAATTAACTAAAGATCAAATTAAAAATATGCAGAGAAAAAGAAAATCAGATTTAGTTTGGTTAAATGATACTTGGATTTATAAAGAACTGCACCCATACATTCATCTAGCTAATATAAATGCTGGTTGGAATTATCAATGGGACAGATCCGAGTCTTGTCAATTTACAAAATATAAACTTAATCAATACTACGATTGGCATTGTGATAGTTGGGATAAACCATATGAAAGAGATAACAAAAATGATCTATCACATGGTAAAATTCGAAAACTATCTATGACGTGTCAGTTAACCGATGGTTCAGAATATGAAGGTGGGGAACTAGAATTTGATTTTAGAGACTATGAGCCTCATATGAGAGACGAAGCTAGACACTTACAACAGGCAAAAGAAATTCTTCCTAAAGGATCTATCATTGTATTCCCCTCATATGTATGGCATAGAGTTAAACCCGTAACGAAAGGAACAAGATATTCATTGGTAATGTGGAACCTTGGATACCCATTTAAATAATATGGATATAAATAATTACTTTAACACTACAATTTGGTCTGAACAAAAACCAGAGTTTATAAAATCTTTAACTAAAGCTTCTAACAAATATATTAAAGCTGCTAAAAATTCTCCCGAAGCTAAAACACATATAAAAAAAATTGGAGACTTTGGAAGATCATATCATTCAACACCTCTTACAGCTGATAATAATTTTAGAGATTTTAAAGATTACATCGGACAAAAATCTTGGGAATATTTAGATGATCAAGGTTTTGATATGCAACAGTACACAACACTATTTAGTGAGATGTGGGTACAAGAGTTTGCTAAAAAAGGTGGACATCATTCAGCACACGTACATTGGAATCAACATGTGTCAGGTTTTTACTTTTTAAAGGCAAGTGAAAAAACATCATACCCTATATTTCACGAGCCAAGAACAGGGGCACGTTCTACAAAATTAAAAATGAAAACTAATATAAAAGAGATTCTTAATGGAAATGATCTTGTTCATTTTAGACCTCAACCTGGAACCTTGATTATATTTCCAGGATTTTTAGAACACGAGTTTAGTCTAGACTTTGGTTTGGAGCCTTTTAGATTTATACATTGGAATATACAAGCAGTGCCAAAAGAGATGGCCAAAGATGTTTAATATATTTAAAAATTTTTTAGAAAAAAAAACCTTACAGGATATTAAAAAAGAAATTAAAGAAATGCATTGGTTTTATTCTAATTTTACATCAGAGGAAACTGATAAATCTAATTTTTTATTTTATCATTTAATTTTTGAAAATAACAAAGTTGAAAGTAATAGATATTTTAATACAATATTAATGCCAGTTTTAGGAAAATTAAACTTTAAATATTTACACAGAGCAAAATTAAATTTATACACCAAACAAGATAAACAAATAAAAACAGGTTATCACACTGATTGTAATATAGAACATACAGTTGCATTATTTTCATTAAACACAAATAATGGATATACAGAATTTGAAGATGGTAAAAAAATTAAATCAGAAGAAAACAATTTAGTAATTTTTCCTGGCCATTTAAAACATAGAAGTATTAATCAAACAGATGAAAATGTTAAATTAAATCTTAATATAAATTTAAAAGATGTCCTTTAAAAAAAATAAATACGTAATTATAAAACAAGCAATAGATAAAGATTTAGCTTTATTTTTGTACAATTACTTTCATATGAAAAAACAAGTATTAGATGCTTGTCTTAATGCTAGATTTATTTCTCCTTATGAAACACTATTAGGTAAATATGAAGACGCTAACAGTCAGATTCCACATACCTATTCAAGCTATTCTGATATAGCTATGGAGACTTTAATGTTAAAGTGTCAACCTATTATGGAAAAGACTACAGGATTAAAATTAACTCCGGCATATACTTATGCAAGAATTTATAAAAAAGGCGATATTCTTAAAAGACATAAAGATAGATTTAGTTGTGAAATATCAACTACTATGAATCTAGGTGGAGATGATTGGCCAATTTATTTAGAACCAGATTCTAGTAAAGGTGGTGTAAAAGAAGGTGTTGGTTATGTATCTGAAAATACAAAAGGTATTAAAGTAAATTTAAAACCCGGTGATATGTTAGTCTATTCTGGTTGTAAACTAGAACATTGGCGAGAAAAATTTAAAGGCAAAGATTGTACTCAAGTATTCCTTCACTATAACGATAAAAAAACTCTAGGGTCTAAAGATAACATGTTTGACAAACGTCCACATTTAGGTCTTCCATCTTGGTTTAAACGATGATATATCCCTATAATGGAGACAGTAATCCACCATACCTACTGTCTCCTTTATAAGGATTTTATATGTTACAAAAACTAGGTTTTTTACCAGGATTCAATAAACAAGTTACATCTACCGGAGCCGAATCTCAATGGACGGGAGGTGAAAATGTGCGTTTTAGATATGGTACACCTGAAAAAATAGGTGGCTGGAGTCAATTAGGAGACAGTAAATTAACAGGTGCTGCTCGAGGTCTACATCACATGGTCAATAAAACAGGTATTAAATATTCTATTATTGGAACCAATAGAATTTTATACGCATACTCGGGAGAAGTGTACTACGACATTCACCCATTAGTTAATCCATTAGGCACAGCTATTACTAGTGCATTTAGCACAACTAATGGATCACCAACCGTGACTATTTCATTTGGAGGCAGTCATACTTTTCAAGCTGGAGACATTATTTTATTTGGAGATACTTCAACTTTTTCTGCTATTACTAATTCTAATTTTGGTGCAACAGATTTTGCAGATAAAAAATTTATGGTAACAAGTGTACCAGACGCAACAAGTATAACTATTACAATGCCTTCTAATGAAACAGGATCAGGTGCTACAACTTCGGGTGGGATTACTTTCTTTCAATACTTTCACGTAGGTCCCGCAGAACAAGTTGGAGTTTTTGGTTATGGTATATCACAATATGGCGGAACAGTAACTGCACCTCAAACAACAACTTTGAATGGAGCACTATCTGCTAACTCAGCAGGAACAGGTGGAACGGGAACTAGTATTGTTTTAACATCTGTATTAAATTTTCCAACAACGGGAACTAATTTTATACAAGTAGGTACGGAAGAGATTTCTTATACGGGAGTTACTACAGCAACAAATACTTTAACAGGGATAACTAGAAATGTTAGAGGCACAACTAATGCTCTTCACAACACAGGAGCTACCGTTACCAATCACAGTAGTTTTTCTGGTTGGGGTCAATCATCAGCTGATACGGATACTGTAGCTGAACCTGGTTTATGGTCCTTGGACAATTTAGGTAGCACTCTAATTGCTTTAATATTTAATGGTGAATGTTTTGAATGGGATTCTAATTTAAATAATGCAACATCAACAAGAGCTACAATTATTACAGGAGCACCGACAGCGTCACGTGATATGTTAGTATCAACTCCAGATAGACACTTAGTATTTTTTGGCACTGAAACAACTATTGGAGATAAAGCAACACAAGATGATATGTTTATAAGATTTTCTTCTCAAGAAAATATAAATGACTATACACCTACAGCAATCAATAGTGCGGGTACACAAAGACTGGCCGCTGGATCACGGATCATTGGTGCAAAGCTTGGTAGAAATGCAATTTATGTTTGGAGTGACACTTCTTTATTTACTATGAGATTTGTTGGAACTCCTTTTACATTTGCTTACGAACAAGTTGGAACTAACTGTGGATTGATTGGTAAAAATGCAGCGGTGGAAGTAGATGGTGCTGCTTACTGGATGTCAGACAATGGATTTTTTAGATACACAGGTAAATTAGAATCAATGGATTGTTTGGTTGAAGATTTTGTTTACGATAATTTAAATACAACCTCTAATCAATTTATTTATTGCGGTATTAATAACTTGTTTGGTGAGATTACTTGGTTCTATCCAACAGCTGACTCTAATGTTAACACTAGATCGGTTACGTATAGTTATTTAGATTCAACAGCCAAGAGACCTATATGGTTTACTAACGCTAGTGCTTTATTTACCAGAACAACTTGGCAAGATTCTGCAGTATTTGGTCTACCTCATGCAACACAATATGATGCGGGTACGGATACTTCTTTTGATGTAGTAGGTAACACGGATGGAATTTCATATTACTACGAACATGAAACAGGTTTAAATCAAATAAGACTGGGTGTAACTACAGCTATTGCAGCTAACATTACGTCAGGTGATTATGATATTACACAAAAAATTGTAAAAGGAGCAGCTACAAACATGGCGGACCTTAGAGGAGATGGAGAAAATATGATGAGAGTAAGTAGAATTATTCCAGATTTTATTAATCAAAATGGAAATAC